GCTTGTGCTAATGCTGGTGCGTTCATAACAGCTTGGTTTTGTAAGCCACGTTCTGTAGCATAGTTTTGATATGCTAAGTTGCCGTATGTATTTGCTAATGTTGTAGCTAATGTATTAGCAGCTCTGTTTTGAATATCAGCAGATACGCCTGAACCATAACGACCAGCTTGTGATGCTGTAGATTGTGCAGCTTTAATAGCATCATTATAGGCTTGTGTAGCTTGTTGTGTTGGACCTGCTAATGCTTGTGTGAAATATGGATTACCAGCAGATAAATAGTTACCTTGAATAGCACCTAATTGTTGTTGTTGAGCAGCAGGAAGTAATGGACTACCCATTAATGCTCTATTTTGTGCAGCTTGTAGTGCTGTTTGTGTTTGAGCAGATGGTCCAATATATGTTTGACCACCGTAGTATTGTGGTGTATCTGTTTGGTATAGACCTTTAGCTTCTTCAAGACCATATTTAACAAATGGTGCTACTGTAGGGTCTAATTGTTGTTTAGTTTCAGATGTTCCACCACCACCTGAGCCACCACCACCCCATAGTGTAAAGTAGTTGCTTAATGCTGGAACTAAAAAGTGTAATAATTTCATATTATTTGCCTTGTGTGTTAGTTGTAACGATTGGTGAATTTAATAAACCTGTAAATCTACCAGCTCCAAATGATGGTGCAGATAACATTGTTGGTTGTGTTAAAGATGAATTTAAGTTTGAGAATAAATTAGGTAATGCTTGTGGTTGATACATAGGTTGTTGGTTAAGCATAGATACCATAGATAAGTTACCATTAACAATGCCTGGTGCATTACCTGTAAAAGGTCTAAAAGATTGATTACCTATTTTGATAATATCTTTATTGGCATTACTTGTGTTATTAGATCTAGGCATTCCAAATGGAGAAAATCCAGAGAAAAATCTACCAAATGACCTTGATGATTGTGGAGCTGTGTATGGCTCATATACATTTCCACCTTGATAAAATAATCCACTAGGTGTATGTAATTGCATACCTTCATATTGTGAAGATGTTAAATATGGATTAGTTCTAGTAGGTGCAGCATAAGTATTTTGCACTTGTCCTGTTGGAGCAGAAAAGTTTAAAGGTAAATTTATCATATTATATCTCTAAAGTTTATATTCCCATGTTTGAGGTTGAAAACCCATTGCTCTTGCTCTACGTTCCCATCCTTTTCTTTCAGAACTGAATGTAACTTTAGATTTACCACCTTGTCTTGCTATTGCTTGTATTTCTTGAAATGCTTGTGTAAATTTTTCTTCTGATAATGTAGACCATGCAGCCCATACATGAAGTGTATGACCTATAGGTTGTAATATTGCAAAACCTTGTGGTATGTTATCTACAATAGCTAAAAATAACATAGAACGGTTTTCATAGCAGTCACAATAGACATCCTCTACTATCCATTCTGTGTGACCTTTAGACCTTACAATTTCAAGACCATGTTTAATATAGTCCCAATGCTGACGTAATTGATCTTTAGGTATATAGTGTAATATCATCCTACTACAATGTATTTAAAAATACAGTCAAAATTGTGAGATCCATGATAAATAACTGCTGAACCTTGATTGAGTGTTTGGATATATAAATTTGCCATTTCTGCTGCAGCTTTATCATTCATAGGAGTAAATAATATAACGCTATTATAACCTATTCTTTCGTTATAAATTGTGGTAGTTGTAGTGCTTTGTGTTGTAGTAAAGTCTCCTGTATTATTAGACTTACCTTCTACAAGGTTGTTTACAATTTCAGCTACACTTCTAGGATCACCACCTGTCCAAGGTAGCTTTCTATACATATCACGTGACATTATCTAGTACCTTGCTCAGAGTATTCTACATCCATACCAATTGCAGATGACCAATTTACGCCAGTAGGTGTTAAACTTATTCTATGATAACGACCTGAGCTTCTTACAGAGCATCTATCTTCTTGGCTTGCTGCTACTGTAGAACCATATGTGATAGTGTCATCTAACATACGCCTAGAAGCTACAGAAACGCTTGCAGAACCATTATCTACAGAAGGTCTAATAAGGGTAACCACAGAGTTATAACCGTATTCTAAGTCATTTGTAATAATACTTGCTGTAGCATAAGTTCCTGTAAATGTAATAATTTTAGTATCACGAACACCGCCAAATAAGAACTTACCACCTTTATAAAGTCTATCGTCTAATGTAGTTACAAGTGTATCTAGTGTTTTAGATGCGGCTGCTGAAGCTGCCATATCTATAGCTACACCTGTTCCTGTTCCTACACCTGTGGCTGTAAATAATACGCCTACTGTGTTAGCAACTGCACCTATAAGTGTAAAGTCTGTAGTGCCTACTGTTCTAATTGTATATTGTTGACCTATTGTAAATGAACCTGCTGTGACATTATAAGCAGAATCAATGCCATCTAATGTTGCACCTGGAGTAGCAAGTGTAGATAAATAATTTACATCTGTATCTGCTTCACACCATTTTTGTGTTTCAAAGTTATAGATAAGTAGTGAACGACCACCAGATACGTTAGCATAATTCCAAATAACAAGGTTACGTTCAGGGTCTACTGCTGCTGATATAGAGTCAATATCACCAATGTTAGCGTTGTTAAAGAAGTATCTATCTACCTTTTCAGCACCAATACCAGTTAGCGTCTGACCATTGGTGGCGTAAAACCCATCATCTGATAAGAAATAAGCTGTGCCTGAGTATTGTGCAATAGAGTTACCTTCTATACAGCCTACGTTACGAGATATAGTGTCAAATTGAAATATAAGAGGTGAACCAATATACGACATACGTACAATAGCTTTTTCTAGGAATACAATACCAAACTCACCACCTACGATACCGGTAATGTCACCACCGTCAGGGAGCAATTGATAGTCGCTTTGTGATGTAGCTGTGGCTGTCCAAACAGTTGCATCATTAATACCTGACCATTGCACTTTGTTAGGTGATGTACCTGCACCGATATTAGCACCTACTACGAAGTCACGAACTGCTGTAATGTATTTAGCGATAGGTGCGTCTGAGCTAACATCTGCAAAAGCTGTAGAACTACCTACATCAAAAGACTGTATCTTTTCAGAGCCATTAGAAGCTAATGCAAGACTACCAAATTGTAAGAATTGCCATCTATTTAATCCTGTATATCCACCTGCTTTAGACTCATCTACTAAAGATAAGTCATCATTATCTATTTTAAATAGTTTAGTAGCACTACCAGCAAAGATAAATACGTCATTGTCTTGTTTAGCAGCAAAGCAATTATTTAAGTTTTCTGAAGCTGCACCTGAATAGTTTACTGCTGACTTAAATGGACCATAACCTATTGCTAAAGGAATAACGTTATTCGCTTCTGATACAGAGTCTAATATACTAGGTTGGTCTGGTAACCATTCTTTAAATTGTATTCTTTGTGTTGGCATTTAGTTACCTATATATTTAACTGTAAATGATGAGCTACCATTTCCAGAGCCTGGTAAAGTAATATTTGTCCCACTTAAACCTGTTACCGTACTTCCTAAAAATATACTATATGTACCACCTGTTGTGCCTGTATTCATAGTTTGTGTACCATATTCTGATTGCGTATATGAAGAAACAATAAAACCAGAAAATAATGTAAATTGTATTCTAGAATCAGGAGAACCTCCACCTTGCGTATAAAAAGGTGCAGATGCAAAAGCTAGTGGATATGTAGGATATATAGAAGTTATAAAATTATTAATATTACCTGATACAGTATAAGTAAATATTGTAGTGCCTACAGGATATGGGTATCTTGACCATACTTTAGTATTATTAATATAAACTTCTTGCATAGCCGTACCATTAACATTTACTCCTGGAAAGTAGTTTGTAATTGTTGTTGTACCGTTTACAATAATAGGCATAATTAAGCAGTCGTAAATATATTAAGTGTTGTACCTGATACGCTAATTCTTACTACGCCTTTTGTAGATGATGTAGCGTATGGTGCTGCTGTACCTGATGTAATTTCTTGTTGCACAAAAGCGTTAGTGGCTAGTGCAGTATTATTTGTACCTGCAGTTGCAGTTGTACCTGTTACACCAGTAATAGTGCCACCTGTAATTGCAACCGTTGTGGAGTTTTGTGATGCCATTGTACCTAATGCGCTCCATGTAGGTGTATTAGCACCACCTGCTGATACTAATGCTTGACCACTAGCACCTGCTGTTCCGTCTAATTGGAAAGCACCTGTTACATTAAGTGTGCCAGATGATACTGCTTGACCTGATGCTACTAATGTACCTGCTACTGTAAATGGGTCATTAGAAGTACCTGTTTGTTGGTCTTTTAGTAATGCCATTAAGCTACGAACAGCATTGTTTACGTTAGCTGGTGAACAACCTTCAGCAATATTGATATTGGTGATATCGGTATTATCTGCTGCTGTTGAGCTAAATTCTGAAATTTTTGTTTTTGCCATGTTTTGTCCTTAATTATCCTTGTCTTAGCCATGTATCTGATGATGGTGCAATTGTTGTCCATACGTCTGAACTTGGTGATGCGTCTGTCCATGTATCTGAAGAAGGTGTAACAGGTGTCCAACCTTCACCTTGTATAATGCCATTAGCACTTACATCACCAAAAACTGTAAATGTTCCTGCTGCTGAATAAATAGATACTGCGTTTACTGTAACTGTTGCATTACCATTAATGTATGCTTGACCACCTGCTGTATATGTGCCGCTTGCTGATACTGTTGCTGTAGCATTTACAGAGCCAAAACCAATAAGTATCTTAACAGCACTCGCAGTAACTGTTGCTGTGCCATTGATAGCACCTGTAGCATTAAATACAATACCACCTAAAGCATTGACTGTGGCTGTTCCATTAATAGATGCAGAATTTGAAAATAATACGCTACCTAATGCTGATACTGTAGCTATACCATTTACAGAACCACTTGCAAATACTGTGGTTGTGCCTGAAGCTGATACTGTTGCTGTGCTATCTATAGAACCACTAAAGAATGATATTCTATTAGCAAAAGCAGTTACAGTAGCAATACATGATATATCTGCTGAATTATCACTAGCTGGTATAACTACACCATCTGCTGTAACTGTAGCATCTGCGTTGATAACACCAGAGAAGCTAAATATACCACTTCCATTACAAGTAACAGTAGCGTCAGATGTAATAGACGCACTAAAGAATTGTATTGTATTACCTAAAGCTGATACAGTAGCGTCAGCAGTAATATTTGCAGATGCTAATAGTGTATTTCCAGCTAACGAGCTAAATGGTACTTGCGATAATGCACTTATACCAAACATATATTAGCTCCAGCGTTGTTTAATTTCGTTTACTTTATCTAACCATTCTTGTTGTGTTGCTTCACCACGTTGCCATTTAAAAAATAATGGGTCTGATTCTTCTCTGTATGCTTGTTTTTTATTAGATTCTTGAATAGCACTAATTTCTTCTACAGATTTATCTGTAACATTCCACACCTGTTTCCATACACCATTTTCGTTTACAGGAGTGCTTTCTGATAAATTTTGTTTGTATGTAACAAAAGGAGAATCTGTTGGAAGAACAGGAAATACATCCCAGTCAGCTAAACTTTCATCTAACATTTCATTAGGAAATGATGTATCTTTGTTATCTTGTTTAAGTTGGTTAATAGAATAAGGGTATTTATCTATACTTCCATTTTTTAATTTAATATACATAATGTTTCCTTAATTAAAATACATAATATTAACATATTAAATTTACTTGTTTCATTAAGAAACCTGTATATAAAAAGACATTAATACATTATTTGTGCCGCCATCAACTGATGAAACAGTTACATTTGCTGGAGCAATATTATATATTTTATATCCTCCTCTATTACTACCATTACCTAATGTAACAGTTCCATCTGTTGGTGTCATTGTAAAATTACCAGCAGTAGTATTTCCGTTTCTAACAAATGCTATACATACTAATGGTGAAGTACCATCGGCAGAATTAATAGTTTGGGTTGTAGGAGCTGCGTCAGTTGCTTGATATGTAATATCAAAAACAGAAACTGAACCGATACTACTTGAAAATACAATCATTATTTTATTGTTAATGTCTGCCCCATTCATCCCTGTAATTGATGATGAAGCATCTCCAGATGCTGCAATTTTATAACTACATATTACTCTTCTAAGAGTTCCTGATGTTTCATTTAAAATATTTGTAAATCCTGTTGGTGTAACTGCTGTAGGAAAACCAGTAGTATTAACTGCATGGTCATATAAAACTATTAAATCTGCTTCCTGAACAGTTGCAGGAATTGTAATAGTAGCTCCAGAACTAGTAGCAGATGCTCTAAATGCTAGTTTTTTTGGTATTGCTCTTAAAAAATGAGTTAACATTAAGCTACATATCCTACTAATGCACCATAAACAGTAGTACTTACTTTCCACAGTTCAATAACTGTATAACCTGTAGTAGCTAATGTTGGTGCAGTTCCACCTGCCCAGACTACACCTATTGTAGTCCAAGTAATAGTTCTAGATGTTCCGTCATCAACCATAAGCGTTATAGCTTCACCTGCTGCCCAGTTTGCTTGTGTAGGAGTTCTATTTCCACCTAACGTAATTAACTGAATAGAGCCATTTGTAGGGTCAATAGCAAAACCTACCCCATCAGTTATGGTAAATACATCTTCTGTAATAGTACCTGTAATAAGTGGGTCTGTAAGTGTTTTATTAGTAAGTGTTACTGTGCCTGTGTCAGTTACAAAACCTCCTGAGCCATTAACAGCAATACCTAATGCTGTAAGAACACCAGTGCCTGTAGTTGTAGTAGATGGAGCTACACCTGCACCGCCACCAATAACTAAAGCATTAGCAGCTAAAGCTGCTGATGAAGCCCAAGTTGTTCCACTTGAAAAATAAGGAATGCCTCCTGATGTTCCAGTTATTGTAAATGCAGGAGTTGTTGTTGCTGTTGCAACGGACACGATACCGCCTGTCCAACTTACGCTAGTTACAGTTCCTGAACCCTTGTTGTTAAATGTTGTCCAATCAGTAGATGACAATACACCACGATTTGTAGCAGATGCAGTTGGAACATTTAAAGTAATAGTAGGAGTAGTAGTGCCATTAGCTACAGTAGATGATAAGTCTGTGCCTGTTGTGCCTAGTGTTAATGCTGCAACACTTGTAACTGTGCCTACTGACCATGTTCTATTGGCTGTTAAGTCAAAAGCTGTGCCATTAATGGTAAGTGTTCTAGCATCTGTAACAGGTGTGTAACCTAATGCTGTAGTAACGTCTGTAGATGTAAGATTAGCTACACCTGAAGCATTTTGGTAAATACTTTTTTCAGCAGGATATGTTACAAATACATTCTTTGTGCCTGCACTAAAGTTTACAGCAGTTCCACCATTGCTAGACTCTAGTATCGTATCACGAGATAAAGTAGTGCCTGATGATGTATAAGTTCCTAGACCTACTTCCCATTCAGTTCCACCTACAATAGCATAGTAACAAGTATTGCCATTACCGATAGCAGAAAATGACTGAAACCCAGATACAGCACCATCTAATGTAACTGTGCCTGTACCTGTTGTGGTTGTAGTTTCTTGAACTCTATCTTTTAAGACTAGAGCCATTTTTTATCCTTAAGCTAATGTAACTGAAAGATTGCCTGTTGAAATTTTAAATATATCACCAGAACCAATAGTTTTAGAAGCATCTAATGCTGTATGGTAAAGTAAGTTACCACCTGATAGTGCATCATTAATACCAATCCAACCTACAGTTCCCCATGAACCTGTTGCTGTTGGGAATGTTACGTCAGCAGAGTTTGTTGTAACACCGTTAGATGGTGCGCCAAATGTAACTGCTGTTCTAGCATATGAACCACCAGATACTTCTGTACCACTACCTGCGTCTGTAGGGTCAGTTGTCCATAGTGATACATATACTGTTGCTACTGATGTATATGTTGTGTTACGTAGAGTTGCATTGATTAATGCGTTCTCTAAAAAATTACTCATTTCAGCCATGATTGTTTTCCTTTGTTAAATTATCTTGGTGTTACGCTTAATGTTGTGTATGGATATGTTGCACCTAAATCACTCTTCTTAATATTCGCAATTGCTCTATCGTAAAGTGCTGACCATGTCGCTATTCTTGCGTCATTGTAGAGATATGGTTCTGCCTCTGCTAGAGTTGCGTAAAGTAGAGCATCTGGATAGTATGCTAAGAACAAGTTACTAGCTGTAGTGCTAGATATAAATGTAGGTTGAGCATAATATAAAATTTGAACTGTGTAGCTTGTATCAGGACCTGGTGCAAATTTAAACTCTGTGCCTAACATAGTAAAGTAA